ACTACGAGCAGCGCCACCATCCATATCGTGTATTGAGTTGTGGTCAACATGCCTTATCTCCGTGGTATGTACATGTAGATCAGCGCACCAACAACGAGCACCGATGCGCCGATGCTCATGTAGGTCAATGTGCTGTAAATGGGATGGGTGTCATCTGAGACATACGGTATCGCCTGGTGAACCGCGTTCGCCTGCGCCTCGATGCTGTCGAGCTCGGCGCTTGCCGCCACCAGGTGCGCCCGTGCTACCGCTGCGCTTGCGGCGCTCGATGTCGCGGCGTGCGATATCAAGGCCGTCTGCGAAGCGCATCCGCCAAGGATCAGGATGATGAATAGCGCGAGGTGGATCATGGGCGTGGCGGGCCGTCCGGCTCTGCTGGTGGTGGTACGAACACATCGTTCACGCGGTCATAGGTGTAGCCTGGGCCCGGATAGCACCTGCGGATACTGCCGTCCTTCTTGCATTCCACCCACTCGCCGCCCAAGTTGTCGCGCACCCATGCGAGAGTCGGCGTAACGAGTACGCGTGTAACTGTGTTGCTAACGATTTCGGCTGCGAATTTGTCCATTAGTTCATCACCAGGCTTCCTGATGTTGTGAATGTGTGTCGAACGTAAACGCCGCCCGTGTAGGTGATCGTGCCGCCAGTTGCTACGGCAACAGTTCCGGGATAGCGGATTACGACAACTCCAATACCGCCGATACCGCCTGTGGAATTTCCTGCAACGGATGGCGCACCTGCGCCGCCGCCACCACCACCCAAATAATCTGTACCTGCTGTTCCTGTAGCTGAGTTACCGTCACCACCTTCACCGCCTCCACCAGTTCCGCCCACTGGTTTACCTCCGGTGGCGTTACCACCACCACCTCCGCCACCATAAAGCGTTGATAGATAAGTGGAACCTGCACCACCTGCACCAGTTCCTGCGTTGCCGTTTGCACCTGCCGCGCTTGCACCGCCGCCACCCGCTCCGCGATAAGGAAAGGCATCTGTTCCCGGGTTTCCACCGTTTGAACCTTGACCCGACGTACCTGAACCTCCTGAACCACCAGCACCGCCACTGCCGCCGCCGCTTCCTCCATTAGTGCCAGTAGGGGTTGAACCGTTGCCGCGACCACCGCGACCACCACCAACCGCTGTAGTAAGTCCAAGACCGGACACAGAGGAAAGCGTTCCTTCAACTGCTCCCGTACCGCCGACTCCGGCAGCACCACCAGCGCCGATGGTGACGACGTATGTGGCACCCGCTGCAAGTGTCACGCCAGTGGTGTAGACAAGTCCACCTGCGCCACCGCCGCCACCGCCGTATGCGTTAAATGAGGACCCGCCACCACCGCCGCCACCAGCAACCACCAGTACGTCAGCAGTGGTGCTGCTAATGGCTCCAAGCATGGAACGCCGAAACATGGAGGTAAACATGGTTACGGAATGCTTTCTGCTGTAATGCGTGCGAAGATGGTCGCTATGTGTCGGTTCTCGCTGCCGGATGTCGGGTCGGCGTAGAGGACGATGGTTCCCCAGGCATTGGCGTCAAGTGTCAGCGTTTGCACAGAAGTCCAAGACACCGTGGCCGTGCCGCCGCCAGCGTTGACTACTGCGCCCGTGCCTTGCACGGTGACCGTGCCCACGGTCAAATAGCCCTTCGGCGTAAATCCTGCGTTCGTCCAATGGAAATTGGCGCCGTCATCGTGCACGTGCATCGAGATCGAGAAAACCTCACCTTTGCAGATGACCTGGGGCGGGATCGGAGTTACGAGCGTGAGGTTGGCCATTAGGTGCACCTGATTGGGTTGGGGCGATCGAAGTACGCAAACACCGCGCCGCTGCTGTCATAGCACACGTGTAGTTCCACCTTCGCGGAGAGTTGTCCGGTCGGCCATGAAGCCGTGCCGGAGTCATAGATGGAACCGACTGGGCCAACGGTTGCCGCCGGCGCGATCGATATGTTCATGCCGTCAACGATCGTGGGAGTGTTGTGCCACTCGCGCAGGTTGATAGCCGCCGCGTACGTGCCGCTCTTGTCACCAGTCGGAAGCGTGATGCCACCGCCGGCTACGGGAGTCGGGAACCATATTTTGACCGCGTACGTCCATCGGTTGGCAGCGCCTGAAATTGCCGTGGCAGTCTCCAGGGTGACCAGGACAGACTTGGTTGGCGCCTTGTTGAACGCTTCAGCCTGGGCAAACTTGATCCCTGCGGCGTTGGCAGTTGCCACACGTTGAGTCTGTGCGAAACCGTTCATGGCAAACCGTGTTAGGCCGCCATAGAGGTTTCCATTGAAGATGGGGTTCTGCCAAGCCATTATGCGATTGCAAGTGGTTTCGGAGAGGTCAACGCGGTGAGGGCTGCTGCTGGGAGAATCGCGGAGAACGAGGCCGTTGTTCCAAATCGTTGCAGGAAGACCACATCCTTTACTTGCAAGATTGGCACTGCTGGACTGCCGATACTGACGCCGGCAACAAGGATTGGTTCGCCGGTGGGATTCGGCGCAGGAATCTGCTCAAGGTGGTACCAAGCGTCGTACAAGAACGTATGGGACAACCGGTAGTAATTGTCTTCCGGTGCGGTTTGAAAGCCCTGGTACAGAAGCGTGCCGGTGGGGAAGTTTAGGAACGCCGCGCTGTTTCGGGTGCCGACGTATGAGGTGTAGGTAGCCCAATCCGGCTCGGCCGCTGGCCCACTCTGCGGAAGCGTGCGGTCGTACTGGGTTTCGATCGTTACTAGTTGCTGCGGTACGTCGTAGACCTTTGGCTTTCCATTGGTGTCAACCTTGTCGCCGGCAATGTCGGCAGCGCCCGAGAACGTCACAGTGCCGTTCGCCGGGAAGGTGGGGTTGTTGCGATACATGGCCGTCGATCGCACCACCGTGGCGCGTGTGCAAGTGCAGTAGGTGCCGTCTGTTTGACTGAGTAGCGACCCATTGCGGGTGCTTGCTCGATGCGTAACGATCCACGCGTTCTGCCGCTCCCGTACCGGCTCAATGGTTACCTCACGGATGACCATCGTCTTGAGGTACGCATTGCCACTGTAAATGCCTGAAGCAATGCGACTCGGAGGAGAACCAGCAGCGGCGAGAATCGTATCCTCGGTTGCAGTTCCCGAATCACAAGTGAGTAAGTACTGAATGGTGATAAACGATTCACCTGGTGTCGGAACGAGTGAGTAGCTGCGGCTGTTCGCCCGTTCAATCATTGTGAAACTAGGAGCCATTACGAGCCACCTTTCAGAGTTCTGTGAATTTGGCGCAGTACTTCTTCATCGCGCCGAGGGTTGTCGCTCATGCCCTTGGTTGCCTCTTGCCCGGATGTGCCTAAACCTAAACCGAAATTGCTCAAGATCTCAGAGAAATTCTGCTTACTAAATTTCTTTCCCGGATCAGCGAATGTCATGATCGATTGGTCAATCATCTTGTTCATCAGCGTGCCACCAGATTGTTTCATCGATTCGGTAAACGCCAATTGCCCACTTCCTGATGCGCTGACAGCACTCTGAGTTTGTTCGGTAATTCCTTGTCGTTTAGCGCGTTCAACACCAGCAACATCAAGGCCGTATGCCTTTGCCATCTCAATCTCTTGGTTTATCTTGGCAATCTGCGTTTGCATCACGGCCTGCTGGGCTTCGGGTGAGAATCGCGTAGACATTTGCGCCATCTCAGCCATGCGGCGATCCAGTATTCGGAACGCTCCCATGAGCATTTGAAAGCCCTGCTGAGCCATGTTGAACGATGCACCAACAGCGATAGCGCTGGTCTTGCTGTTCAACTTGGCCAACTCGCGATTGGTTGCCGCCACGCCCTTGATGACGCCGGACGGATCCACTTCCGCGCGAATGACAGCCTTCATGCTCTTATCTGCCATAGGTCTCCTTCTTCAACCAGGGGATACAGCGTTGTGGCTTCTGTCCGAGGGAATTGCACACCAGGGCCGTGAGCAACCACTCGCACCGCTCAAGCGTGGTGAGTTCCGACTTGGCAATGAGTGCGCTCATGTTCATGCGCTGTTCGCCGTCTGCGATTCGCCAGAGCCGCCGTTCGGCGGCGTCGTAAAACGTTCCCGGTTGATCTCCTCAAGCAGCGCCGAGCAAATGTCTGCTCTGACGTTTGCCATTTCGCCGTGGTTGTGCACGAACGGCGTGCCATCGATGCAGGACAGACAAGCCGCCCACCAATACGGATCCATTGCGGCGCGGGTGTAGTCAGCCATCGTCGGCTCACGCACCATGATGACGCCGACACCAGGCACATCAACGCGCCGCGGCTTCGGTGAGATTGAAGAGAGATCAAACGGCATTAAGCCTCCTCAAGTGTCATTGACCACATACCAGGGCCCGAACCGTCATCCGTGCGCGTGGCGCTGGTGAGGTGTCCGGTGATGAGGTAAACCTCTGAACCCTTATCGGTGTAACTGAATGCCACTGTTCTGTTCTGCGCTTCTGCAACAGTGGTCGGGTTCATGTGAGCGCGAATTGCATCATCGAGGGCGCCGTCAGCCATGCAATCAAACGTAACGCTCCGTTGGATGCGGCCAGGCATCCGCTTCTCGACAAAGTCGGCAAGGCTTGTTGCGTCAAGCGATGTCCGCGAGTGGCTGAAACTCACATTCTTTGCATAGTATGTAGCCGCGGTAGCGCTTTGAAAACTGAGCGTAAGCGCTCCGCCGTATCCGGGAGTAATTGCCATTAGGTAGTCTCCTGTACAAGTAGTTCGAGTTGGATATTGCCAATGCGCTCCGCATCGGTCTTGCCGTCATCGATTGATTCTGTGCTCATGGTCACGCTGAATGCAGACAACACCAGCACACAGTCGTAAGTGGTGCTTGTAATTGGTGAACCAAAGATGCCTCGGACATCTTCGATCAAATTGAGACAGTCATCTACCGTATCAGCGATTGCTTCGATTTGAAGCGTCATTGTCCAGTGACACAAAGCGGGAATGCCCGCAGTTGTCACATCGATGGCAGCGCTGGTGATCTCGTACACGTAACACGGTGTAACAGCGCCTGCCTGGCGAACACCGGAGAACGTGGGATTGGTGGCTTCCAGCGCAGACTGAATAGCGCATTGGATATTACTTAGGGACACTGGTATTCCCCATTCCGAGGATCTTCCGCGCCTCAATAAGGATTTCGGAACTAATCGCCTGCATGATCCGGGCTACGTTTGCCTTGCCCCACATATCGCCGTAGTGGTTTCCGGGGATCATGCGTCCGGAGTTCTTGTGCATGAATCCGTTCTCTTTCCACGGGTAGACGAATTGCTTGCCGCGTGCGCGTGCCCCACCCTTCTTGCCAAGTTGCACCCCGAGCTCGGCGCGAATTGGTGCGCCGGCAGGGCCCATTCGCTTGGGCGAACTCACGCGGGTAGCCGCTGCAATGCCCTTGCGATGGATCTTCTTCCCGCTGCGGATGTAGGGCGCGTTGAGTAGAACGGCTTTCAAGTTTGGCACAAACGGCTTAAAGCCCTTGCGAATTGCCTTCTTGCGCACGGCTTCATTGAGCGCCGGCGAAAGCCGCGCCAGTGTGGCGGTGACTTCCTTGGTGTCGATGGTGATCTTTACGGGGTTCATTCCGTCACCTCCACCGCGTTGATCTCAAGGCGCCGGCGCTTCTGATCGCGATCCCAGCAGCCCTTGATAAAGAACGTGCGCGTTGTGCCGTTGTCTTGAAGCAGCAAACGGGAGCGCGTGGTTACGGACGGATGGAAGGCAGCCAGGATGCGCCAATCAGTGCGCACGCTTGAGCCGCCGTCATCCATTGTCTCTTCGGTGTTCGCGTTCTCAATGTGAACTGGGATGGTCGCAAAGGAAAGCCAAGACTCCTGAGCTTGGCCAAATGCGTCCACGGTTGCTACCGGATTTTGCGCCGTCATGACGAGGCGCATCATTCCAGATGGGACGTGCCCGGCCATTACCCAATCCCCTTGCCCATCATGCCGGTGATCCGATCCCAATAGGTCGAGTCCAGGGCAACCGTGTCATCACCGCGGCTTGCAACATGGTGCGCCACGCGCTGGAGGAGCGCCATCTCAAGCAGCGGGTTGAGCGCTGCGTTGCCGGCCGTCACCGTCAGCGTGACGGGGTACGTCAGATTGTCGATGTCCATGTCCACGTAGACCAAGCCATTGATTTGGATCTTCGCGCACGTGCCGGTAAGCGGTACCGTCGTGCTATCGCTGTAGGTGGCCGTAGTTCCCGCCAGGTCGCCTTGGCGCTCCAAACGGAGGTACAGACCGCCGTAGATCGTGACGGGCGCTGAGGGCACCCACTGCGTCCTAGTGACACTCTCCACGCACCACCCGGTGCGCTCCTCAAGTTCCCGTACTGCCGCTGCCCATGCAATGCCAATAGCCGGGTCATCCTCGGTATGAGGAATGCGCGCCCAGCTACGGAACTTTGCGATATCTAGGGCCATGGTTCCTCGCTGCAGGTAGGTGGGGCCGAAGCCCCACCCACCTGAAGGATGAGAGGATCATTACGCGATGTTGCCGACGCGCAACTGCACGAGCGCGTCGCCGCGGGTCACGTTGGCGTTTGCAAAGGCAAGCGCCGTGTACTTCACCTGGCCAGTGGTCGCCAGGGTGATGTCGTCGCGGATCATGCCGATGCCTGACCACTGACGAATCGAGTAGGACTCTCGGATGTCTCCAACCACTGCCATCACGTTTTTCGTGGTGCCAGCAGTCGTGATGTTCACGGGCACATACTGCGTGACGTAGACCGGAAGACCCATGAGCGTAAACGGTGCAGCCCCAGTGATGCCCGCATCGGCAGACGGAACAAACAGCGGCACGTTGTTGACCACGGTTGCAGCAACAGCAGCGTAGACGTCTTGCGGGATAATCCACGCGCACGATGGACTATTCCAATACGCCGCGGGAAGCAAGTTGTAACGCATCTGCGTGAAGTTGTCGAGAATCACGGTCGCGGAGGAAGTTGCAGCAGTTACCTTCTGTGCGCGGGTGTTGGTGTTGGTTGCAGAGTTTGCACCAGTGCGCACTTGGCAAGTGGTGGATGCAGGATCAAAGATGCCGGTTGGCATATTGGTTCCTGTACCTCCGATGAAACCGAACTCCAGGTTCTTGCTCAACTTTGATTGGAGATCCATCATCACTTCGGCTTCCACGTCGAAGTTCGCCTGGCGCAACAGCGTCTGCGAAACTTGCGTGGTTGGTGAGCACAACTTCGGTGGCAACAGCACTTCGGCAAGTGCCATGTCGTTGGTAACAGCGGTTCCACCTTCAGCGATCCACGAACCTGTACCACTGGTCGCAAGAGTTGCGCCGTAGTTTGCGCTGGTCTGCGTGTTGTAGCGGAGCGATGGGTAACCAGTGACGCCGGACTTGTAGTCCGCTAGGTTAATCATCGTGCTGTTAGCCGCCAAGAACTTCAAAATCTCTGTCTCGTAAACGGCGGGCACCATGATCGTGCCCGCAGCGGTTGCTGGCGTGGTTGCGGTCGAGAGTGCACGCACTTCAGGTGCAGCGCCGCCCTTGAGCCAACCGATGAACTGATCGCGGTACTTCTTGGTATCGCGCTCTTCGCGGCCGAGTTCCATATCGCGCTTGGCGATGATTTCGACAGCGCTCGACGATGCGAAACGCTCGCGCAGTTGCGCGGAACGGATCTCTGCCTCGACAGTTGCGAGTTCATTGGCAACTTCATGGCCACGGGCCTCAACTTCGACAGTCAAGGAATCTTGTGCGAGAATGGAATCGCGCTCTGCGGTGAGCGCCTTACGGCTTTCAAAGAGTTCGGACAGTTTCATAGCGGCATCCTTAGACGCAGACGAAGACGGGCTAAGCCCGAGGAAAGATGTCGTGCTTCGGCGCTCGTCTGCGGATAGGCGCCGTTTTCTACGATTGAGACCTCTAATAGCCTCACTTGAGTGAGTGTGCGAGTGTTGCCGCTCCAAGAATCTGAGATCACGTTGAAGCCAAACGACATCTCGCTGAGGACGTTGGCGTCCACCAGTGCGCGGATGTCTTTTGCTCGCTGCGTGTCGGGTAGCGTTACTTCGAACGCAAGACCGTGCGCGTCACTGTTGAGCTGGAGTAGCCCACTCTTGGTATTTGCCAAGAGGTCGCGCGAATCGTGACCGACAAGCAGCGAGATGTTGGAGCGCAGCGAATTGTCGAACGCACCGCGGGCCACCTTCTCGGTGAATGGCTTGCCGCCGTTGATGCCGCGCACGGTCAGCGGGTGGCTCGGTGCGTCGTACACCGATGCATAGCCACCGATCTTGTCGCCTTGCATACTGATCTTGGCGGTACGGATTTCAAGCAATGTCTTCACCTCCATCGATGTTCTCGGTGGCGTTGTCGCCCTGGACGGCGCTCATGCCGCCTGGCATGGACACACTTGGAATGTCGAACTGTTCGCCCTGAATAGGTGGCAGGCCCATTCGCTTACGCCCGTCGTTCGGTGAGAGGATCCCGGCGAGGACGAGTTTCGATAGCGCCATACCCGCATCGCGCATATTGCCGCGCAGCAGAACATCGGTATCAAGCCGTGCGTGTTCGCCGGGCCCGCAGAGTTTGCGCGTGATCTCCGACTCCCACGCGGTTACCCATTGGGCGAGTGCGCCATCAACGTAGGCGCGTGCTGTTTCGGATTGAGATGACAGCGCACCGCCGCCCTGCTGGTAAAGCATTTCGGGCGGTACGCCGAATGCGCGTGCGATCTCTTGGATAGAGAATCGGCGCGACTCCAAACTGGTCGTGGTCGATTCAGCGCTGATGCGCTCGGCTTTCATGCCCTCGCGCAGAATCAACGGGCGCGATGCGCCCTCCGCGGTTGCGTGCATGGTCTGCCAGGCGTCGCGGATGGCTTGCACCGTCTGATCGGACATCGCGCCCGGGTGAGAGATCGATACCTTGCCGGTGGAGCCGGTGCGGATCAGCGACTTGTGGGCCGCGTCCTGGTCTGCTGCAAGTTCCATAGCGAACTTGCACGCATCCATTGGCGACATATACCAACTAGGCGACAGCGGATCCGGATAGCAGCCAAGGTGAAGCACCTGGTCAGCCTTGAGGAGATTGCCGCCAAGGCGGTACTGAACGCCCTCTTCGGTCAGTTCGACCGTCGATGTTCCGCTTGGAAGTGGCTGCAATTCGGCAACTGTGCCCGATGAATCGCGCCGAATCAGCGCCAAACCGTTGCCCGAATCAAGCGCACACGTGGTCAGGTAGCGCCGAAACTCGAAGCCGGACTGCCAGCGCGAGGCTTCCCGCGTCATCAGTTGCGTGATTGGCGAGTCCACAACCTGGCCCTGCGAGTCAATGATCGAGAACGGCAGACGCGCCAAGTCCGTACTGATGAGATTCATGGCACGAACAACAGCGGGTAAATGCTGTGGTGCTGGCGTTGCCAGTGGTTCAGGCCGCGCGTAGACAACTACGCCGCTTTTGAATCCGAAGAATCGTGCGAAGATGCTCACTGAGATGCATGGAACGAATGTGCCTCAGGATGTCAAGCGATTATTTTAGACTCCTCATCTAAATACAGCGCGTCACAGACTTTCACAGTTTTTCACACTTCTTCACAGTGCGTGAAGTTGCGTGAAGTTGCGTACCGTTTGCGTACCGTTTGCGTACCGCCTTCCGAGTTTTTCCTAGTTTTTCCTAGTGCCACGCATTGCGTGGCATTGCGTGGCATCACCCAATCGGGCAAGCGCTAGTGCTCAGTCCGGTCGACTCGCGCACCTGGTGATGCTCCATCAGCAGCGCTGCCATGTTGCCGGAAACGATGACGTCCATGTTGCCCTTGCCGCCGCGTCCCTTTACCGGTCGGATGTTGCCAACATTGTCTGAAATCAAGGTGATTTGACCGAGTCCGGACACTAAAACGGGGTCGTTGTCGTATGTCAATTGACGGGATTTCAATAGGTCTGCCCAGCACTTCCAGGCGGGAGCCATCGTCCGGATGGACTGATCTACGGTCACAATGGGCCATCCGCGGTCAATCCATCGCTTAATGTCACGCGCTTGCGCCGGATGCGGGTCTACTCCGATCTTTCGCACGTCGTATGTGGCGATCATGTTCTCCAACTCTGCCTCGACAACGCTCATGTCCTGCCATTCACCAGGCATACGCCGCAAGTGCCCTGCCTGAATCCACTGCTGCAATGGGTTCTTGCACTTCTTCTCGTCAAGAGCAATGTCCACACCCGCCCACCAGCACACGTTGCGACCGCGAATCATTTTGCCATCAACCACCATCAGCGTGAGCGCTGTCAAGTCGAGCTGCGGCCCGTAGCCACCGCGACTCAGGTCGATAGCGATCACCGCCGGCTGTCCGCGCAGTCGCGTCCAGTCAACCTCCTCAAATTGCCGCTCAAGGATTGCTGTATCGACATCAGAGGTGGCAATCGTGTGATATCTGCACGCCAACTGCGTTTCAAACTCAGCAATCTGCACCGGGTCGCCCGTGTTTAGCATCGTTTGGGCGGCTAATTGCAGTTGCGTCGGGTCAACAATCGTGCCCAAACCAGGGTGCGCCTTTGCCCATACGGCCGGATCCGAGGCCGAATCCTCGGTGTCTAAGCCGTAAATCATGGGCCACCAACCCGCTGGATAGGGCGTTCCGTCGGCAATTGCAGCCTCGCACGCTTGCCAGTAGCCCCAAATCGGGCGCGTCTTCTGTTCCGGATCCGGCGTGGTGATCGCCAGCAGTTGCGACGTGGCAAACTTCGCCAAGCCAGTGAGCAATCGCCCAAACGCCTTGTCCATGCGACTGCATTCGTCCGCGATCGTAAGCCGACTCGTCAAACCGTCGAGGGCACGATCCGTGCATGGCAAAGAGATATAGCGATTGCCGCCGTGCACCACTTTGCCAGGGTGCGCCGGCGTTGAGCCGCCCGAAGATCGCCACCCCTGCTCGTCTTTGTCGCTGTCATCAAGCGCCAGCGTGCGGCACATCGTGGCCATGCGCTCAAAGGTCTTCTGTGCAAGCCGGCCATCGGGCGCGACTGACGAAAACTCCAGCGCTTGCGATCCGTTGCGCATCGCCGCCATAATCATCGATGCCGCAAACTCCGTCTTGCCATTGCCACGCGCAACCACCAACAAAAGCGCCTTGGTTGCCGGCGTGTCGGTCTTTACTTTGGCAATCACGCGCCGCCTGGCGAGAAGGATCATTGCTACCAGGCACTGCCACGGCATCCACTCCAGCGGAGTACCGGCGCCTTCCTCAACTCCCTGGCCGCACTTGCGTGCAAATGCCCGTGCTTCCTCAGCGCGTGGCTCGTCCCACCACACCTGGTGCGACGCCGGCGACTTGCGCTCGGCTAAGTAGCGCTTGCATGAGTCCACGATCCGCAGATTGGCGACGGCGCTGCCGCTGGCGATCGATTCGGCGTATGCGTCGGCAAGGTCGGCGCATAAAGGCGGTCGCTTGCTGTGTTTGCGGCGTGAGTCTGTTCCGCCTG